TTTTTAACTGGGATCCATGATCCGTCGTCGGTGAGTTTTTAATATCTTCAGTTGCTGTCGGAAATTTTAATGTTAGTTCACTCATTTATCTCTCTCTTTTTCATGTCCCATGTATATATTAATGTCACAGCCATTGTCAACATATTTTTTTACATATAATGTTGAATCATGAAAGTTTATTACATTCTCGTACACATGTGTTTTGCCCCGGTAGATATGCCAGTATATGATTGTAATTCATTTTATTGGCCCGAACAATTTACTTTAAAAAATTGTGTAAAAATGTTACCCAATAAAAAAGAAGAAATTGAAGAAAATTTTAAAAAAAACGGGCTTAAAGTGTTAAAAATGCAAATAAACTGCGTAAAATCTAACTCAATTGCTAGTTGACGTAAGTCCCATGATACCTTATATTATTACATGAAGTCTTATCGAATACAAATCAGACATAAAGGTATGTATTATGATGAGTTAATTAGTGGAAAAGATGAGGAAGATGCATTAAAAAATTTCTTTCTCAAAGGTCTAAAAGGTGAAATACAACCTAAAGACCAAGATCCAATCTACAGAGTGGATCGTCTTTTCTGCACAATTGAGGAGGCTACAAATGGCTTTGGAGCAATTGATAACAAAGAAGCTAGAGTTGGAGTCAAAGTGGGCATCACAGGCGTTAGCGCAGAAGCGAGTAACTCCTGAAATGAAGTGGCTAGACATTGAGATTAAAGATATTAAAATCAAACTCAATGATCAAAGCGTAAAAGATGCTGAGGCTGAGCTGCAAACTCAAGCAAATGATATAACAACATAGTTATATCTTAGAATAATTCTAAAAAATCATTAAATTGGTAGGGCTCTTATGCGCTTTAAACAGCAGAACCCCAGTCTTTGTTGATTGCAACATCAACTTTTGAGGGAACTTTGAGTTCAGGAATACAATTTTCCATTATTTCACGAATTTTATCAGAATCTTTTGCTGGTCTGACATTGAAACAAAGTTCATCATGTATTTGTATGATAGGCAAAAACCCCTCTTTAAAGCAGTCTATCATGGCTTGTTTTACCTGATCTGCTGCAGACCCTTGTATGAGCCTGTTTAAAGCCTTATACGTCCCTGCGCGCTTTATATTGCCTCTACCGTACTTTTGAACAGCTTCTTCTTCTGTAACAGCTTTGTATAAACCAAATGAATTTGGCTCCCATTTATTAAATCTACATTTTCTGCCTTTTATTGTGCGAATCGCACCGTTTTTGTCGGCGGATTCCATGCATCTATTTGCTAATTGTCTGACAAAAGGGACACTTTTATTATACTCTTGTAATAGTAATTTGGCTTCGTCTGTTTGAATTCCCAATTCATTGGAAAGTTTCCTTGCGCCCATGCCGTAAAATATGCCCAAGTTGATGGTTTTTGCTTGGGATCTTGGGATTTGCGCCATGTCGGCGACTGTTTGGTGGAAATCTGCGTTTTCTTTTTCATATGCCTCTATAAGTTTATCAGAACCAGGAAAGCCAATCGATGATGCATAATGCACTACGAGTCTTGGTTCTTGTTGACTATAATCAAACGATCCCCATTGTAGACCAGATTCTGGCTTAAATAAAGACCGTATACGAGTGCCTAATTCCTTATTTCTAGCAGGCACTTGCTGTAAATTTGGGTTTGCGTAACTTAATCTTCCTGATACGGTTCCCCCTCCATCTCCTCTTAACTGATGAATCTCTGAATGTATTCTACCCTTATGTTGAAATTTTAAAATAGAATCTATAAATGTTGCATGAAATTTATGGACCTCTCTTGCTTCTCTTATTAGTTTTGCAATTGGAGCTTCACAATTCAATAACCAATTAGCAGTAAAAGATGGCTCTTTTGTTTTTTCTGTCAATGGATATTTAATACCTAATTTATCAAAAGCTTTTGCAATAGATCTAGCTGCAAAGATATCTACTGGTAAACCTGATTCTTTTGTAATCTTATCTAAAATTTTAGTTTCTTTTTTAACAAATTCATCTTTTAATTTTTCTGCTTCGTTAAGATCTACTCTTACTCCTGTTGCCCTCATGTTAAGTAGAACTGGAAATAATTCTGTTTCTAAATCAAATACTGATTGTATTTCTTGTCTAAAAATTTCTGTCTTTAAATATTGCCAAAGTTTTAATGTTAATATTGCATCTTGCTCTGCATAAAAACCTACAAACTTAGCTGGTAATTTATACAATTCTTGTTTTGCATCTATACCCCACTCACTCGCTGCTTCTTTTAATTCTTGTTCAGATTTAGTTTCTCCTAACCAATCATAACCTAGAGCATTTAAACTATAAGAAAATCTATTTTCATCAACTAATGCAGATGCAACCATAGTGTCAATAATTCGTCCAGATATTTTAATACCATGTGCTCTTAACCAGCCAACATCATAAGATGCGTTATGAAATATTTTATCACCTGGACCTGATACAACCTCTTGCACCCAGTCCATGACTATTTTGTAATCCATGTTAGAGCCGTTTTCGTGTGCTACTGGAAAATAACCTGCAAAACCCTCAGTCGCCACAGCAATTCCTACAATGTTACCGTCCATGGTCGGCCATCCAGGACCTTTAGTTTTTATATTAGGATCCTTAGTTTCCAAATCAATCGCTATTTCTTTAGCGTCTTTTAAATTAGGAAAATGTGATGGAGTCTTCCAATCAGATTCTTTAAAAGTAAAATTTATCTGATGGCTCATTGAAACGATTTTAATATTTTTAATTTTTCTTCTGCCTGTGCAATTTTATCAATTTGTTTATCTACCTCTTCAATGTGCTGCGGGTGTTCTCCTATACCAACAGAGTTTTCAAGATAAATTTTTACTGTAGCTTCACCTGAAGATATTTCAGCTTCATATTTTTTCTCAAGTGCATCTAATAATACTTTTTTTATACTCATAAAAACAAACCTAAAATTAAACCTACCACAAAACTGCAAGATACCAAAACAATTTCGAAACGCCAATAAAGACTCCACGTAGAAATATTTTTTTTAAATTTTAATAACTTATTCATTTATAATTAAATGCCTTACAATTGTAGAATATGGATTTAGATCTATATCTTTCACGCACCCAGTCAGGATCATAACAATACCAATGATAAATACAAGTCGAGTCATATCTCATTTTTTTCTTTTTAAATCCCTTAATATTTTTTTTTCTAGTTCACAATAATGTATGATTTTATTAATATCTTGTTCACCACCTTTTTTTAAATATCTCATAGCATACTTTATTACGTTTGATTGAAAAGTATTTAAATTATTTAGTCTCATAAATTCATACGGTTGTATATGAAACTTGGTATAATGATTTCCACCTACCTGAGTGTATTGTGGAAAAGCACCATCCATTAGTTCTTTATTAGTCATACGCCACACATCCCTTCACATTCTATGTTAAATAAATCAAGTTGATCATCTTCAACTTTAAACTTCACGTCTTTTAAAGGCACACATGATCTGTGAATAAACAAGTTATCTTTAACCTTGTCATTCCCTTTTCTTATGATCTCATCTATTTCACATGCATCTTTAAATTCTTCTGGTCTTTGCGTTTTCATTTCATGCCAAAACTTATCATCATGAAAAGGACATCCTACACAGGCTGACTTAGCAGGTGTCCTGTAATCTTTGCCCTTATACCAATCTAGACAGTCTTGTCTTGACATTTTTTTTTCAATCAAAGGCCATCTATTCTTCTGCCACCAATCTGTTGATGGTTTCATTCTCATAATTTCATCTGTTGAAATCCCAATCCAAGTCTCAATATGTTTACCTTTTGGAAATTTAGCATGTTTTTTTAAACCAACGAGTTGTCTACTTTTTCTAGCGATTGGAGTTATTTTATATTCTCGTGTGCACTGACGTCTTAACATTCCTTTCTTATTGGATTCAGGATTTTTTGTAAAAAAAGGTGCTGATGCCATTCTTTGACCAGTTTCTGTCATAGCTTTTATAATATCTTCTCTAATAGATGAGCCTCTACCCACAGTGTAAACAGGGTAAGATACTTGCGTCTTTAACCATTCAAGATGTTCTATTACAGGTGTTGGTTCCCAACCTGTGTCTGCGAAGATAGCAGCGTCGGGTTTCACTCCAAACTCACCCTCTTCTGCCATGAGAGCCATTGTACTAGACTGGACTCCTGCGCCCAACGACAATATTCTAATTAGGGGTTCTTGCATGCTTCATCCTTTTTGTTTCACTCAACATTCGTGCAAGTGGAAAATAATATTCACTTGGACTTCTCAATATGTGTATCTGTTTTCTAGCTCTTGTGCTACCTACATACCACACCCTATACTCTGAACTTCTTTCTAATCCTATCTTATTCTGTATTGATGCAACCCAATTGCTTTTTTCATATAAAACTACATGATCAGCTTCACCACCCTTGATTGAATGTATTGTATCAACTACCATCTCTGAATTTTTAACAACATCTATACCAGATTCAATAAGTTTTTCGAAATAAAACTTTTCTTTTTCTGAGAAGTTACGGTTAAATACGTTTGTCCAATGCTCTTTCTGTGCACCTAATCCTCCCCACACTGTGAGAAAATCATAATCCATTTCACTGTTATCAGCGATGTTGTACCAACGTTTAGACTCAATAGACCTAAATCCAAAGCCTATCTCATTTATGTACGTATAGATTATTGATACCTTATCCTTCATAATTTTATCACCACGCATTAATGCTGACCAGGCTTGTATTGCATTCCATTTGTTAAGATCGAAAGACTTTCTACCTTTTGAATCTTGAAAGAATAGACCCATTTCTCTAGCTTTAAATCTAAGTTCATCTACAATATCATTCGTTCTACCTAACATCATCCATGTTCCGTCGGCCGTGAACGGTATGTCTTTGATATTGTTATATGTTGTAATCATACCTTTGTATTGTTGTGGAACAAATTCTTTATGTTTTCTACCTTGTATGTAACTTGCAATATATTGTGAGTAATCATGTATCGCAGCTGGTATACGATAAGACCTTTTTAGTATATAATCTCGCCCTGGAAATTCGTTGAAATAATCAACGTTGGCTCCATTCCATTCATAGATAGCTTGATCATCATCTCCTGCAAGAAATATTTTGTCGGAGTGTTTTGCAAGTTTGTATATTAACTTCCATTGTAATGGAGTTAAATCTTGAGCTTCGTCGACAATAAGCGTTTTAAGTTTTGGCGGTTTACCTTTTTCTAAATACTCTTCAATCATGTCTGTAAAATCTACACGATGATCAACCTTAAACTCTTCATAAGCTTCTATTATTAATCTAAACTTAGCATATACAACTCTTTTTATTTTTTCTTCTTTATACACGTCATCAGGATGCATTAACATGTTACGTGCTTTGTCGTAAATTCTAAGTGACCAATCGTTCCATACTCGTTGACCATTGTATTTTTCAAATTGTAATTTAGGTAATCCTAATACTTGTGCAAACTCAACCATGTCTACTTCAGGATCTATTACAGGTTTTGTTTTAAAGTTTTGTCTGCAAAAACTATGTATTGTTCTAAAATTTCTTAGATCTTCATCGCTAATATCTGTAAATTTATTAGCTGCTCTTTGTTTAGCCTCATTCACAGCTTTGTTAGTAAAAGACAAATAAGCTATCTGATATGGTTTAACACCTCTTGCAAACAATCTATCAAGTTTGTTTAACAACGTTGTGGTCTTACCCGTGCCAGGCGGACCGTATATCTTAATTGTTTTTTGTTTTAACATTATCGTCAAACTCCGCAGCTTTACGTTTAAATAAATTATTAGATCTCTCTATCACAGGTTCTATAAATTTATTACAATACCAAACATTTTTTATTTTAATTTTATCATAATATTCTTTTTTAACAGCACCATTCTTTTTTAAAAAATTAATTAATTCAAACTTTTTAATTGTTTTGTTTGACTTACGTATAAATCTTTCAAATGTTTTATATTTAAATACAACTTTATCATCAAACAAATACCACATGTCAGCTTCAATTTGAGATGCGTTATCTGCTTGTTGTGTTTCTTGAGTAAATTGTATCATCATATCCTTAAATTCTTCTTGTGCCTCCGTATCCTCATCATACCCTTCTACATCTTGTTGCATAGATTTTAATTGCATTAAAAATATTCTAAAATCTTTGTCTTTTAATTTTTGCCAAACAATATCTGCTTGATCAAATAAAGCTTCTGCAAATAATTGTTGTTGGTTACACGCTTTACCAGTCAGCTCTACTGTTTTCTTTTCAATCGTTAAAAAATAAATAGGTGGACTTGTTTTTAATCTTTGAAAGCTGTCAACTTTTGGAACATAAGCTGCACTGTCAATACCAAAATCTAATGTTTTACATAACTCAGCATTACAATGATTTTTCATAGGAAGATCACTACATTTGTATTGATAATCTTTTTTTTCATATTGTTTAATTAGTCCTTGGACCTCATGACTAGGTAGTGGTTCATTAAATGAATCGTTACGATCCCATACTTCTTTTTGCCATCCATCTGGATTTTTTTTCTTTGCTAGAGTAGCAAAGGCAGTTAACGCATTATTACGATAACCACCTTCACACCCATTGCGAATAAGAGCCTGTAAGCACGGGGGGTACTGATCAAACCCTTTTTCTGCAATATCATTGTCATACACCCTTAGTTCATTAAACCTCTCTGGTGTAAGTCTAAAATTTTGTATCCAATCATACCATTGAGTTATTGGTACACCCATTCCCGAATCATACATTGCATATCTCGTTGATCTTGCAGCCTGTTGATACGGAATATTGAGCCAATTACCTAAATCATTCTTATAAACCATGATTTGACGTTGTTTAGGGAAGATCTCACAACTAGATAGCCCTAAATCAGTCGCTAATAGGCTTAATTTTTCGATCATTAATTCTGCAGGGGTTGGGGTCAAAACATGCAAGAATAGGTGTATACCGCCTGATTTGGAGCGATAAGGCACTAAAGGATAGTCTCTGTCCCTTATTTTTTTAATTAGTGATTTATGATCAAGATCATACTTATCAACATCAATACAACCCCAGAAACAAGTATTATCCTGTCTGATTGGTATAACTCCTAAGTTGATTTCCCCGTTAAGATGTTTTTGAAATAATTCTTTTGTGACAGGGGCACGCTTTGTTATTGCGCGCCCCTTTTCTTTTCCCGTTTTGTTATCTCGAGAACCCTCCAAAAAATATTCGCCATAAGCGATATCCAAACCTTGAAAGATTTCGATAAACTTGTCTAACATTAAACTTCGAATGGTACTGTTTCTTCTGCCTCATGCTTTACCTCCACACCTTGTCTACAAGTTTTATAGAACTCAGATGCTGTTTTAAGAGTTAGTTCATTTTCAACCGCCCCCGCATGATTGATTATCCAGCTAGTCCATGAACCTTTTGAATTAGATTCATTGGCTGTAGTCAGATTATACACATTAAAAAATGATGGTTGTGATACATAAATACCAGATTTATTTTTCACTTTTGGCAATGCCTTCATCATAGAATTCCATTTTCTAGACTTCTTTGTTTGTGTTCTAGACATTGTTATTAAACCAGTTTCAGCTGGTGTACCATCATCATTAACTAAAAGTATAAAATGATAATTTGTAGCTTCGATATAATTACCATTGTCCAACATATCTCTGTTATCTGGAGATCTTTTGGTTTTTGATAAAATATCTGAATTAGCAGGATAGTAATTTACCGGAGATTTTTGGTCCGTTCCTCTACTCTCCCACTCCACATATTCAAATTTGTAATAACAAGGCACGCATAAAATACCTTTATCACCATCATACAATTTTTTTGTAACTGTATTAATGATCATACCTGTATCTGCACCTTCTACAAATTTTTCATGTGCTTTTTTCCTTTCTGGTGACGCATCAGATATCAATTTGATAAAAGGCATCGCCATGTTTTCAGCTGTAATATTTTCAAGTCCAGCGCCACCCATCTCTTCTAGCAAGTTTGCTGCTACTGGAAGAGCGGTCTTTGGTTTAGGCGCTACAGCTTTAGACTGTTTCGCTTGTACTTGTGACATGTTTCTCCTTATTTTATTTTAGTTTCGTTAGCTATGTAAACTCCAAATAATTCATCAGGTATATCGATACCTTTGGATGTCATTTCTTCAACCCATTTAGATAACGTAGCATGATGAATGCCTTCTTTTAAATTTGGATTTACACCTTTAGATCGCAAATCAGCTAACAATGATTGCGCCTTGTCGTCTTCCCCCATTCCAAAACTAGCCGACAACTCTGTTTTGATAATATCTCCATGACCTTCTTTTCTTAACCAGCCATATGCTTTTGGCTGATTCGCTTTGGAGATGTAAGCTCTGTACTTTTGTACAACTTCTATAGATCCATGAGGAGTTTTTAAACCTTCTATTTGCATTTCCGTCATAAGATTAGGAATTTGCTCAGAAGATATAGATTCAGCCTTCTTTTTTAACGATTTCAGCTCATCTTCCTTATTATCTATAGCTTTTTTAGTATCTAACAGCTCTTTTACAAGCGTTACTACTTCTTTTGTTTTTTCTTTATCTACACTGTTAAGTGAGGTTACAAGAGATTCTACCATTTATTCCTCCTTGTAGTGTAATAAATCATTGATTTTTAAAGTCAAGTGAAATATGAAGATGGGGTGGTAGCAAAATATAAATTTAAGACTAAACCTTTTAAACACCAGACAGATGCACTTAAAGAGTGTTGGAATAAAGAATCTTTTGCTTTGTTTATGGAGATGGGTACAGGTAAAACTAAGGTATTAATTGATAACTTAGGCGTATTATTTATAAATCAAAGAATTAATGCAGCTTTAATAATAGCTACAAAATCAGTTTATACTGTTTGGGTTAATGATGAAATACCAAAACATTGTGCAGTTCCCTATGAAATATGTTTATGGAAGCCAACTAAAGAAAAAACTGTATCTGAATTTATAAAAACACCGTCTCAAAAATGTAAAATACTTGTCATGAACGTTGAAGCGTTCTCAACTAAAAAAGGAGCTAATGTAGCTTTATCATTTTTACAGAAACATGATGCTATAACTGCTATTGATGAATCATCAACAATTAAAAATTTAAGAGCAAAACGTACAAAAAATATATTAAAATTAAGACAATGGTCTCCTTATCGTAGAATACTTACAGGAACACCAGTAACCAAGTCACCTATAGATCTTTACTCTCAGTGTGATTTTTTGGATCCAAAACATTTAGGATTTGCAACTTTTACAGCTTTCAAAAATAGATATTGTATATTTCAAGTTTTACATACTTATGGTGATAAACAGATTAATATACCAATTGGATTTAAAAACATTGAGGAGCTTGAGGCAAAAGTAAAAGCATTTTCATATCGTGTTAAAAAAGAAGACTGTTTAGATTTACCACCTAAAACTTATACAAAACGAATAGTGCATCTAACAGAAGAACAAAAAGTTCTGTATGGTGAGTTAAAAAGAAACGCTATTACTAATTTACAAGGCGAATACATGACAGTAAACAATGTAATTACAGAAATTATTAGACTTCATCAAATTACTGCAGGATTTTTCAAAGGCGAGTCTGGTATAATTAAAGATTTAGATAATGATAAAATGCGTATACTTCTTGAAATTATAGAAGAATCAGAACAAAAAACAATTATCTGGGCTAATTGGATTTATAATATTGAACAAATAACTCAAATGATTCAACAAAAGTTTGGTCCGTCATCCGTCGTTAATTTTTATGGGGCTGTGAACTCTGAGGACAGATCTGAGGCTATTAGAAGATTTCAAAACGATCCTAAGTGTAGATTTTTTGTAGCGAATCCATCTACCGGTGGTTATGGTCTTACACTTACAAAGGCAACGTGTGTTATTTATTATTCAAATAGTTTTGACGCTGAACATAGATTACAGTCTGAAGAAAGAGCTCACCGAATAGGTCAGGATAAAAAGGTAACTTATATTGATTTAATTACTGAGGGGACTGTTGATGAGAAGATTGTTCGTTCTCTGAAGACGAAGTTTCGTCTTTCTGCTCAGACTCTTGGGGAGGTTGTTCGGACGTGGCTATAAAGTGATCATACTTCTTCCACCAATCCTCTTTGTATCTTTCATACTTATCATCAAATATTTCAAAGCTTTGAAACACCAGGTCTCTTGAGCACATCAGTATTACACCACCTTCTATAGGACCATACTGACTTGTGTGTGCTTCTCCATACGCAGCTAATTGAGTATAGTAATCTTGCACTTTAGAATAGTGTTCTTGGCATGGTTTATTAGTTTGTTTAAAGTCCACAATGACTGGTCTACCTTTGTATAAACACACTAGATCAGTGGCTCCTGCATACTTATCCGTATGATGCAATGATACCTCTGTCCCCCATATTTCTGTAATAGGTTCGAAACCACGTTTAACTATTTCTAAAGCCATCTTTCTAGCTTGTTGACCCTCAGTGCTTGTAGATTCATATCTTTTATCTTGCACGTAATACTCGAGGTATTTATGCATCTCGGATCCGATCAATGATGCCTCGTTCTTAATCCTTTCAGCTTCTTCTATACCGACTTTTTCTTGCCACTTTTTAAGCCAACTAGTGTCTTTCGAAGCATTTAGTATTGTTGTAACACTTGGTAATTTTTTGTCACCAACCAGATAAGATCTACCTGATTTTTTGGTTTCTCTATCGTAATGAATGTATTCGTATTTTTTTGTGAGCACGTAGTAGTAATACTACATATGATTTGAAAGTACAGCTAAAAGTATTGCGCCTAATCCACAGATAATAAATTTTTCCATTCTAGCTATTCGTGCCTCCATTCTATCTATTCTTTCAAATGTTTGTTTTTGCATGTATCTGCAAATTCTTTCATGATGCTCTATTTTTTGTAGTGCAGATTTTTTAGGCATTTTGAGCTCTTTGATTAGCTATTAATTGTCCTATGTCATCCTGTGGAAAAGCAGCAGCAAATTGCTGTGGTTGTATTTGTTGTCTAACAGGAGCTGTCATTGGTAAACCAGGTAATCTAGGCAATGCAGCCGTTAGCGGTGAGCCAGGAGGCATTTCACGTACAGCGTTAGCCATTATCTTTTCTTCATCTTCATCAAAAGGAGGCCCACCTAAAATTTGCACGACATCTTCATACTCAGGCGGTGGTAAAACATTTTTTTGATCTTCTTGAGGCACTGTTGTAAATAATCTTTCATCATCTTGTTTATTAAAATGTATATCTGCTGGAGGTGTTGAATCATATTCTCTAGAAGATAAAGCATCTAATAATTCTTCTGTCGTTACATCTCCCTCTCCTATAGGTATTGGGCTGTTAGGATAAGCATTATTATGTTCTCTAATAACATCCAAAAGTAATCTATTCATTATTGGTAATCCAACACTAGGCAATGTGCCTTCGTCTAATAATTCTACATATGTTTTAAAAGTAGAATTAACTTTTTCCATTATTTTAGGGTTAGATAAAATTTTATTAAATCTATTTCCTAAAAATAACATTAATGCCGTGCCAGGTAATCCTAAGCCATACATAGCTCCTCCAGCAGCTAAAGAGCCAGGGCCAGTAAGAACTAATCTTCTAGCTAAAAAAGTAGATGCATTTGGAATATCATAAGAATTTAATTGTTCAACATAACGCATTAAATCATCTAATTGTGTCATCATTTTTCCACCAGCTTCTTTTCCAAAAACCATATTTATTTTTTTTCTATATTCATCTGTAGGAAATACTAATTTTCTAAATTCATCAGGATCAAACTTCATATTGCCATAGTAAATTTTATCTTCCATTAATTTTGAGTCTGTTTTCAATTGGTCTAAAGTTCTTCCTGGTAATCTTTCTAATTCAATTTTTCTTTCTTTACCTAATAAATCTTCAAAAATAGTATCACCTTGTGATTGTTTAAAAGATTTTTGATACGCATCTGAGATATAAGAGCTAAATAATCTTCTTAATGAATCATTACCGGCAGCCGTTCCTTTTTTAATTAATTTAAAATCTCCTGTTACTGGGTCAAACTTATGAACATCTGCTTCTAACAATTTTTGTAAATCTGTAATTGCATCAAAACTTTGTCTACCAACTCCTGATTTAAAAATATTATTGGCCAACATTCCCGCTAATTGATCTTTGTTTATTCTACCTGACTCAATAAAACCTGCTAATTGTTTTTCTGAAAATAAATTTTTATCAAATGCAGAAACTACTTTGTTCGCTAATGAACTTTGAAATGATATAATATTATTTGAATAAAAATTATTTGCATCATACAACTGTGTTTTTAATCTTTGTAATGCTTCATTATTTAATTTCATCCCCATAGCACCCTCTATCTCACCGATAGGTTTTTTAATAGCTTGAGCCGGTTCTAATATTTGATTAGCTATGTTTGCGTTTTGTGGTGGATATTTTAAAAATACTTCTGTACCAGGATTTAAATTTACACTTGAAAAATCTTTTTCTAATGACTTTTTAAAATCTTTGTATGCACCAATTATCTCTTGATTGTTGGGTGAATTTGCTACAGCTTTATTTAATCTAACTTGTAATTCTAAAAATTCATTTGGAGAAATTTTTCTATTATTTTTCAATAAAGCTTCTAATGATTGTCTAAATTGACCAATAGATGTTTGTAACATTTCGTTATCAATCATCATTTTAAATTCTGCTGGTGCAAAATCATTAGCTAGTAATGAGTTATATAATTTTCTTGTATGTGCTAGATCAATAATCATTGGATCACCAAACTCTTTAGACATAGATCTAAAGTTGTCATACATTGCATCTGACACTCCTCTAAATCTAACAAAATTATCTGTCATTTGTCTAGCAACTTGATCTGATACTGACGCAAGTTCTGCTAAATGCATGTTAGGTTGTAAGTTAAAACTTTTTTCAAAAGCTTCTGTAAATTGCTGTGTTCTTTTAGTTTTAGCAGCAAGAGCAGGGCCACCTACAAAAGGAAGCTGTCCAAACACTTTGTTATAAGTCCTAATAACTTTACCACCAATAGATTTAGGATCTGACATTTCTAAATATGAGGCCTCAATACCATTTTTTTTAGCAATTTCTTTTATAGCTTTTGCATGATCACCTTCCATTCCAGCTAAATATTTTCTTACCAAGTACATTGCACCAAATGTCAATGGTGCAAGTAATTCTGCCCCTGCGTTCCATGCGAGACCAGTAGCCATGTCATCAGATGCTCTAAGAAAAACATTCTTTTCCATATCACCTTTATAACCTCTAGACTCAATACCCTCTTTTGCTCTTATTAGATCATCTGCTACATCATAAGCTAATCCACCTGCGGTATAACCTAAAGAACCAGCTATTACAGGTTTTATTACTCTCGCGACTGGAGTTCCTTTAATAGATGTTACTGTAGTATCAGCTGCATCTTTTAAAGCCTTTGCAAATTGATTTGTGCTTTTTTTAGAAAATACATTTTTTAATTTCGATGCTTGTCCTGCATATTTTTGTGGGTTAACTATAAGAGATGCTAATTTTTTTCTATCCATCATTAATTGAGTAGCAAAAAATCCCATATCAAAAATAGTTGCCACTAAATCCCTATTAAGTATATCACCTGTTTTAGCTCTAATAGGATCCTCTTCATATTCTTTCTTACCAGCAATTTCTAAAGCTGTTTTAATTTGATTATCTAACACTTCTCCAATAGGCTTTGTTTGTAATACACCTTTTTTTTGAAGCCCATCAAGAATTAGTAATCTTTCACCATCTAGTTTTCTAAGATCTATTTGATTACTATTTATTAAATCTGACATTTCGTTTGGCGTCATTTTTGTATTATTCCTTTCAGATCATCTGTATTAAAAAGATTATCAAATGTTTCTAAATCGTTTGTTTTTTCTTGATCAAAGTTTTCAGTAAAAGTTTTAATCTTTAGAGATTTTTTATCATTAAAAGCGCCACCAAGAGCTTGATCAATGTTATCTAAATCTAATACGTTAAATAATTGATTATCGTACTCTGCTCTAATACCCTGTAATTTTCCTGTAAATAATTTATTAGCTTCTCTATAAGAAGTAAGAATTTCTAATGGAGGCTTGTCAAAAACTGGTATTAAACCAAATATATCCCCTAATTCTTTCTCAGCACGATCAATATCGGCTACAGCTAATCGATCTTTATCTTTTAAGACTTGAGCTAACGAATATGTAGATAGTAGGGATAATGTTTTTAACAATGCTTGAGCTTGAATTTTTTCGTTAGGATCATCTAAATCAGGTAATGCATCTTCTATATCTTTCATAATGCCTGACATTCTCTTATCAACACCATCTTCAACACCATATGTTTGTTTAAAATCCATGAAATTGTTTTCAGAATCTATTTTTAATTTTTTAATTGCATCTTTATAATCCTTAGATTTTGTAGCAATTTTGATAGTTTCTCCAGTTCTTAAAATTATTTTGTTAAGTCCACCCTCAACACCAATAAGTTCAGGGTTTTCTGCAGCCACATTTACAAATAATTTTGTAAACTGTTCTCCTTGTTTAATAGCTCTATATTCTTTTTGTAATTTAGATTTTAAAGTTAAATTATCTTCTATTTTTCTCATTGATACAACACTTGCAGGATCAACTACATACTGCACTGGAGCATTGTTAATATTATCATAAACTAAATATTTTCCTTCGTCTGTTACAGATGCGCTTAATGCATTAGATACCTCACCATTTGGTAATCTATACTTTAATTTTAATGATGGGGGTGAAATTTTTTTAACTTTTTCTGTAGATTTAATTAACATTTTTGCAAGTTCCATTTCATCTTTTTCTCGTTCTCTCTCAAGAGCTATTGCCATAGGTATTACTTGTTGCCCTGCTTGACCAAGCACATCTAAAAATCCTGTTACACCTGGTTGCATAGTTTTACCAGATAATAATCCTGCAGCTAATTGTAATAGTAATAATCTTCCAGATTTATTATAACCTTTTTCTCCCATTACCGATCTAGCTGCTTCCATTGCACTACTCAAAACTTGAACTTTATTTTCTTTTTGAGCTTGATCCATAATATTTGCAAAGTTTTTATTAGCGTCTGAGATAACTTTCTTTTGATTATGCACGGCCATTTGTGTATTTTTTTCATTATCATCTTCATTAGAGTCTTCAATTGATGGTTCTTTAGGTTGCATATCTGGTGTTTTCTTTTCTAATTTTTCAGGACCTGTTTCAACATCATCCTCTTTTATTTTTACAGGAGATTTTTCTACAATTTTGTCTGTTAATTTTTGACTTTCTCTTACTGCAAAGTCTCTATCAAAATCTCCTGCGGGTAAATAATCTAATATGCCTTTTAAAATAGATCTGTCTTCTTTTGGTGTATCTTGTTTTGCTTTAGCTTTGGCTGCTTCTCTTCTTGCAAAATCAAAATCTAAATCACCACCCGGTAATCCTTCTGTCAAAAACTTTTTTGTAGACTCTGGTAACAAACCATAAATACCCGTCAAACCCAGACCAGC